TAGAACACCATCACCGGAGAAGCGTGAAATATCTATTTTCGATGCATCAACTATATATTCCCCTGCAGGAACATGAACAATTTTAGAGTTTAACTGTGCATTTATAAAAGCATTTGTATCATCATTAATTAAGTCTGCTTTTGCCCCAAAATCCTTTACGCTATAAACGTCACGCATCTTATCCTGGAACGTTCGGTATACTGCTCCAGAACCATACTGAATAAACCATCCGAAACCACCGACAACACCAGCAATTGCAGCATCCACATACTTACGCATTGAACGATTATTTACAGCATCCTGCTCAAATGATGGATCTGCAAGGTTAGAAATTTTGTTTTGCTTTGCATCGTAATATTTTGCAAGCAACGAGGGCTTCATCAATGCACGTCTGAACCACCCAAAACATCGCTGGATCAGCATCGTCAGGTAGTCAAATGCATCCTCATGAACTTCGGGGAAAAATTTTCCCTGATTGCGAAGATCAGTCTCCTGCACCACATCAAGCACACGCTCTATCGTAATTCGCCAGCCAGCAGCAAGAGGCGACGGAAGAACCACTTCACCGCCACTATAAGTGCCCGCTCCAGTTACCTTATAACCGGTATCAAGCACCAATTCTGTTATGTTCCCGTTCAGATCAGACACCTGAACAACCAGGTCGGATTTTTTGAAAATACGGAAGGTATACGGAAATGATGTCGTAACGCCGTTACCTGTGTATTCGTTGTGGTCAACTTCGGTTGAGACCGTCATGTTAAATCTCCAGATAGTCGCAGCACCCGTTGCGCCGCATATGTGGTTATTCTATTACCTGAAAAACCACATATGGATAGAAAGACTGTGAATATGAATAGATATTACCTTTCAGGTGATTTGCAAAACGTGCTGGATAGCAAACAAATTATTTGATACTGTATAAATATACAGTTATTGCATGGAGAAGATAAGATGCAGCAGTATCACTATCCACTGGAAGACGGATTTACCGAAAGGATTCACACGCCGGGAGGCGTCAGGTCACTGGTGGAGGGATCGCACTTGATGAAATTACTCCGGGATCTCGATAAGGATGGATTTAATGTCGATGGCCCACTTGCCGAACTGACTGCACTGATTAACTACGTCACCAGCTCACAGATGTCTATGCGGGATCTGCAAACACATCTCGACTATTGTGCCGAACAATTACGAAAACAAACCCGGTAAATTTAAAGGCCGCAAGAGCGGCCTATCGTTTCGCTTTGTGCTCATCCCAGCACGTTTTGCACCATGCCATTAAGCCGTCCGCATTTTGATTATTAGGGTAAAAGCTGGTTCGTTTTCTGCGGACATTACAAATTGGGCACCACTTCATATGGCGTGTATTCTTTGGGCCATCGAGACACCTTGCACACCATTTAGTCAATCCATCTGGATTTTTTGACGATTTCCTGAATTTTTCATATGGAAGGTTTATTCTGCATCGCAAGCACTGCTTGCTACCACTTGAAACTCTGTTAGCTGATTCTTCTTTTGGCGGCGATACAGAAGGTATTCTTGCTGGCTCTGATATTGCCTGAGGTGCTTTTTTAGATGACTGAGACGATATGTCATCACCAGGGAATCTTCCATGATATGCCGGACGCGTTGACACTCCAGGTGGAATCTCAGCTGTAAACGGCTTTGGCTGAATCAGTTGCCTCTCTTTTGCTAACTCCTGCTGTTTATAATATGTCTGGATTACCGCACTATCATAAGCAGGAGGTGCGGAAATATTAGGCGCATTACCTCCAGTTTTTTGAAACTGAGTAGAGGTGTGTTCTATCACCTGTGTACGATTAATCGTTATCTCCCCATCTTCGGTCTTTATCGTTTTGTTATGATTAACGACCGTACGATCAGAGATCTTAGTCTTGTTCTGGTTGATAACGTAAATAATCACCGCAACCACACCAACAACTATCCAGAAAACTTCCATTGCTTTTCCTCACAATAACATTACCTTAAAGGTAATATCTTGCTTTCAGGTGATCAAGCGTTAAACGCAATCAACCAAATACGGTTGATTTTAATGTTTCTTCGCGCTTATCATTACCTTTACGGTAAATTTACATCGCACTCCTCTTGTGCCATAGTAATCGGGCACTGGCAAAATCCAGTGCCGGGATTGGCGTCCCGGATTACTACAGAGGCACATATGCCGCATAAGCGGTTTTTTTATGTGTAAAGCGCACCTATTCTATGGTGGGCTGTGTGGGGGCACCGAAAGGTGCGCCGGGTCCTTTGTAGCCGGTTACGCCAACCCTGCACAGTTCACCACCAACCGATTGGCGTCGGTAGTGGTGATTAACCTAACTACAAAGGTGATCACTATGACTGCTAACGTAACCCCATCTGTTTTTCATTTTGAATCAGAAGCAACCATTCGAGCCATTGTTATTGATGGAAATCCTTGGTTTGTTGCCAAAGACGTTATTAAAGCTCTTCAACTGACAAACCCCACTATGTCAATAAAATCTCTTGATGATGATGAAAGGGCTAAATTTAACTTAGGCCGTCAAGGCGAAACCAATATTATCAACGAGTCAGGCCTCTACACACTGATCCTCCGCTGCCGCGATGCGGTGACACCAGGCACTATCCCCTACCGCTTTCGTAAATGGGTTACAGGTGAGGTTCTTCCTCAGATCCGCCGCACCGGAAGTTACATTAAAAACTCGCTCCCGCAGGAAGAACGCATAAAGATGGTTGCCGACCAGGTAGCCAACGCCACGGCGTCAGCAGTGATGCAGGCGATGAAGATAGAGAACAAAACCTACAGTGCCCCACTGAAGCCCGGCTACCGCAGTCTGATTCATTCTCCGTCTGGTGTTCTCGGCCTGACGGAGAACTCACTGCTGATGAATCTGCTGAACCAGTTACAGGAAGACGGGCACGACGTATCGGGCGCGGCGGCGGAGTTGACCACCATGTTCTGCTACATCGTCGGTGTGAGCAAATGCCTGCGTGATATCCAGACGCACGCGGAGTACATCAACGACAAGGCAGGGTTCTTCTGACGAGCGGCGGCACAGGGATGTGCCTTTAAAATAATCATTGGCGATGTGATGTAGATTCGCGTAATATTACCTTAAAGGTAAACCTGTTTTTATTTTATACCTGTAACTTACCGGAGATTAAAGATGACAAAACTTGGATTCGTGATGAGAGGTCCGGTAAGAAGCGGAACTCATGCAAAGCGTAGCAAGAGTCGTATTTTTACTGGTAAGGTTGTAGCACGTAAATCAGCTATTGGCTCGTTCAATAGTGAAAATGCGGCATTGCGCCATATTTTTATCAGCACAAAGCCAAGAGCATCCGCTGATGTGCATACAATGTCTATTCCTATCACAAAGAATATAAAGCGGATAAAAAAGCTCTCATCTGCAGAATCAAAAGAGATATCTTTCCGCCAGCTTAACTCATTAGAAACGCATATGAAGGAAGAGGAATTCGATGTTTTTGAGTGAGTATAGCGGGAAGGTTATACCTACTGGTGAGTTTAAAACTGATGACTTTCTGATTTCGCTAAAAGATGCTTTTAAACAACACTGGCGTCATGGTCATCATCCTGATCTGGGAAAAGATACTCTTTTTGAAAGACCAGACGAAGTATTAGGCTTCCATCTCAGAAAGGTTCATGTCAATATTGGTGAATATGCATCATATTCATACTCATGTACTGAACAGTGTTGGGATGAGTGGTCATATGGATTGATTGATGAACAAGGAAATTACAGGCCAAAACCAACCAGTAACGCATATCTCATATATGCAGTCAATGAAATAAGAGATGCAGCCTTACTAGCTTATTGGGACCCGCCCGCACACACCAAAGCTAACGCAAAAGTTTGGATGGATTCCGTATTGAATTTCACAAAATTATTTCATGAACGAACGAATACAGCCCCACTTAGTAGAAATGTTTATCCGTGGGATTATTCGTACAAATCCAAAAAGCCTGCATAGTAGTTTTTTATGGACGAAACAAAAGTCAGTGCTACACTCATTGACGCCACATTGAGGTGGCTTATAGATGGAAATTTCACAATGAAAAAAGCATTTGCTGCACTGTTCGTTTTGTTGTCTCTGGTAGCTTCAACTCAGGCCTTTGCCGGTCGTTGTCAGCACGACAGCGATACTGCCGCTGACGGCTCCCGCTGCGGTGGGCGTTCTGCGGATTCCCGCCCGGGTGGCGGTGGCATTCGTTAAAAACAAGGCCGCGAAAGCGGCCTGTGACATGTCACGTTCCTTTTCTGAATGCTAGCCATTCGAAAAATGATGACATTCCACCGCAGACAATAGCAAAGATGATCCCACCAAAGAAGAGAAGGCCAGCCTGCCACCACTCCCACCGCCATACATCCACAGCGCCAACCATACCAACAATCGCTCCAACAAATGGAATATAGCTCACGATGAAAGCAATGGGGGCTGCAATTATCCAGTGCAATCCCCACCATGATTCAAGCCCAGCCATAATTGCTGCCAACTGAAAAAGACCAACGACGATATAAACAATGAATCCTATAGCTTGCATGTAGTCACCTAATTTACCCAGTAAAAATAAGAGGTCTCCCCTCAATAAGGCTTGCAACAAGAACTACTCCCTGCACAACAAAGATGAACCAGCAAATAGCTTGAGTCTGAGGGTTAAGAAAATATTTGTAGCGGTCAATAAATAACAATCCACCAGAAATTATCACACTCAAAATAATTAAAAACACAACACTTCCTTATTGCGGAGTGACATCCTGTGGTCGCCACCAGTATGTCTGGTTAAACTCTTTCTTCGAACGTTGCTCCATTTTACGTAAATAACCTGGTGAAAAATACTCCTGCATCTGGTTAAAGATCATGTGATCGAGAGCCGCCTTCAAGTACCAGAGATTCGCACCAGGCATCAAACCTTTCCCCAGCTTCACCAGATCACCACCAGTCTGCTCACTCTTCCCTTCCACAGCATTTAACGGTATGCCCTGAGCAATCTTCACTACATCATCAACCAGACCAGCTACCGGGCCAAGCATCGACGCCAGCGCGCCGCTCCCGTACCTAGTGTGGTCAGAGAAAAGAAAATCACCGTACAACCCAGCCCCGCCACCTTTTAAAAATGCATTTATCCAGAATTTAACCATGTGGTCACCGGTCATTTCCTTTGGATTTCTCCCATTAATAAGATCAGTAATCTGCATGGAAAGAGCACCAAGCATGGTTGTGCTTGCTAAAAACGTTGCTATATATGCTGCACGCCCACCAGCAGACGGCATACCCATAGCGCGTGACCAGTGACGCATAACAACCGAGATAGGGAACGATTTAAACAGGAAAACACTTCTCGTTAATTCACCTTTCCATGTTCCACGCTGAAGACCAGACCCTACGAACATCTGCTCACGTGCGCCCGGTGTAATAACAGCCATATCAACTTCTTCAGTTACGGCACCGAGCAGTTTACGCATTGCCTCAAATTTCACGCGTTCAGGCTCACCAAGATGTTTAACTGCTGAATCAGGGATACGCATAATGCTTTCCGGTGTCAGCATCGTATTATTACCGTTCCCCCAGTCCTCCTGTTGCGCCAGCTTCCATACGCTCCAGTCTGTGTCAGTAATCCCTTTACTTTTCAGGATACGAAAATCAGAGTCATCGAGGCTACGAAGGTCTGGTGTCCGTGACACTACTTCTCCCAGGCTTCCCATCATGGTTACGCCATAGGCGCGCTTGTGCGCATCTGACCATGCTGTAAGCCCACTGGCACGCATTACCGCCGTTGCCGCCCAACGAGACACAGACGGCCCCATATTATCCATCGCCCAGCGGTTAACGCTGCCAAGTAGAGATTCCATCGCCAGGCCAGCGCGGCGCGCCCGCGCAAGCTCAGTACGGTTCGTTGGGTCCATAGCTTCAAGCTGGTTGCGAAATAACTGGTTCATTGGAAGGTTGGTAACCTTCGCAGACAGATACATGGTTCCAAGATCAGAGAACGATGACAGCAACGCGGATCCGAGTCTGCTGGCAACCAGCCAGTTGCGGATATTGTCAGACCATCGCGCGATGTGGGGATTCGCTACAGGCTGTGTTTTTCCGGAAATAAAGTTGTACAAGTTCTCTGTTTTGTTCGCCAGACGCTCGACGCTACCGGTTTTACTCGGGTTAGCTGTTGCCGTTTCTGCCTTAACCTGATCAAGAAGGGAGCGGAAAACATGATCGGGGTTTGGACCATATGTTTCCACCAGAGCAATATCTTTACTGATACCTTCCAGGTGACCGACCATGATTTCCCATAGAGAGCGATCGCCATAAAGTTGCTGATATTGCAGATAGGAATCTGCATCTTTGAAATGTATCTGTCGTGATGCATTACCACGGTTAGCACGTGCGCCGGAAATTCGCATTCCGGTATCAGTAAGCTTATTCAGCCCACCAGTAGCGATCGTGTTATAAGCCTCTCCAAGAAATGCAGACAACTCGGCATCGTTCATCAGTTGTCCATCGGCTCGGGTATAATATTTGCGATCCAGCTTACCTATAACATCGCTAACCCACTTATCCTTTGATACCGCCCCAACCTTTTCCATAGAATGATGTTGAGGGATCCCCCAGTTTTCGAGATAGCCAATGTCCCCACCAGCATCATTAAACCGGCGGCGCAGCAGCTCTGTAACTTCTCTCCACGCCTTAGCACCTTTTCTTGCTTTAGCATTGCCAGTATTTTGCCCCCGCATTTCATATACCAGGTCACGTACGCCCGCTTCATCTTCAAACAGACCAAAAAAGCGAGGATCAACTGCTTCGAATGCCTCCTGCAATTGACTCAATGCATAATCACGAGTGGCTTTTGTTCTGGACTCAACAGAGAGGAAATTCGATTTACCGTCTGCATTAAAAGCAATAGTACGGTTAAGAGCGCCAAGTTTCCCATCAGACCCTTGATAGCTATTGATAAATTTATCCAATCTCTGACGCGCGGCTATAGTGAGAGCCACACGACGTTTCTTTAATGCCGCTTCTCGCTGTAATTCTTCAGATGCCAATTGTGCTGCTCGATATAGCCGCTCTGATTCGGAAAGTTGTCGCCACGACATCGGGTCATCACGAGCAATGGAGCGCATATTTCGATAAATGCGGTCTTCAATGTTCTGTATTTCTCGCGCCGTTAAAGTGCGCTGCGCCGCCTGCTGGACCGCTTGTATACATTCCTGTCTCATTTAATTTAACCTCTCAAGAAACACGCCACAGCGACATCAAACAGGCTGGAATCCTGTATTGCCTGCTCACTTTCCCTGTTCGCTTCATCCAGTACTTCACGCGCACTGCGCGATTGTGGATTACCATCATCATCCAGCACGGTGATTATCATGTCAGGTGATTCAAGCAGCGAGTCTTCAGCTATGCGCAGATCAATATCTCCTGCCTTATCTGACATCATTTTTTGTTCTGCCTGTTGCAATATTTTATCAGGCTCAAAAGGAGCTGCTTCGTCTGGCGTCCTGACCTCTGCTGTTTTATAGAATGAAACAGCCTGAGCATTAAGTTCACTTTCTGCCTGCTGTCTCCGAGCCAGTTCTGCTCGAGCTTCAAAAAGCTGACCGCCAGGCTCGTGCGGTGCCAACGCGTTACGGGAAAATTCCAGGCGTTCTTGTGCCTGCCGGATTCGTTGATCAATATCGCGAAGTCTGGCCTGTTTATCTGATCGAGCACGAGACAAAGCTTTACCGCTACCGGTTGGCTCTTCTGCAAGAATTTGTGCACGCTGTTCAGTGAGATTTTCAATAATTCGTTGGCTATTAGCGATTTCAGACTGGTAAACCTGTCTATCTCCACGCGGCAAAAGCTGCGCGGCCTGTTCTTCAAGCAACCGATTTTCTATAGCGCGCGCCGTTACTCCATCATCTACAGATGACAGAGCCTCATTAACTGCCTGAGACAGCAGACTCTTGCGCCCAGGAATTTCACTGAAAGATGCAGACTCAACAATGCTGGCAACGTCTACAGGTCTCCCCTGGCTAACATCAGACATAGCTTTTCGCAGAGCCTGAATGTGAGAATTGCGCGAAAGCACGTTGATCGGCACGCCGGGCGCAATATCAATTTCAGCATGATGAGCGGCATTCGCCGCCAGTGCAGCATCGATATCAACTGGTGAAAAATTTGGTGCGTTTGTAGACTCGCCGCGAGAGTTAATAAATCTGCCGACACCACCAAACGCCACCCCAAGAACAGCATCAATAGCAATTGCCTGTCGATCCAACACATCATACTGGTTAGCCATTTCGCTATAGCCACCATCACGAAGCGTTTTTGCAGTAAGCCCACGCTGTGCCATACCGAACGCAATATTTGTACCTGCGGCATAGGCAATATCTGGCGTTGCACGTACTGCTGTTGCTGCGGCGCGTCGCACTGAACTTTCACCCGTCCGCGCAAGCTGAGCCGCCACACCTTCCGCCAGCGCACCACCAGCACGTAACCCGAGGCTCATAGGGATCAGTGTTCCGGCACCAGCAGTAATACCCTGCACTAATCCCGCTTCCTGCGCCGCCCTGAAATCAACCCCCTGTGCTGTCAGCCGTTCAAACTCAGAAAAACCCTGTAGCGAAGTTACCGCCGCTGCACCTCCGACCGGACCACCGAGCGTTGTACCGACAACAGCCTGCCCGCCCATATCGAACAACCCATAAAGAACCTGCCCGGCGGTTCCGGTTGTCGCGGCATCAGGCGTCAGCCGCTTAACCTGCTGCTCTGCTAGTTTTCTCTGCTCGGCAATGTATGAAACTGAAGTGTCATTGAGCGAGGTGTTTTCGTTAACAAACTGAGCAATCGGGGATACGATTTTATCCATCCCTGCCCAGAGCAACTGATCTGGCTTTGCCACCAGCCCGGAGTACAAACCAGACAATGCCGCTCCTACAGCATTGTCGAAAAAACCAACATCGCTGTTAAAGCCAGCTGGATTTGATGCTGCTTCGTCAAGCTGCTGATTCTGGTTTACTGGATTAAGGCCAAAGTAACTCATTGCGGAATATCTCCGGAGAATCTCTGACGCTTCTGTGTCAGATTAAGAACAACGGGAGAACCATCATCTTTCAGCAGATAACCAGTACCAAGTTTCACCAGGTACTGACTATCGCCGTAACTTTGCAAACCATACTGACCAGGCGGTGTTTTTATCCCGGAGCCGACAACTTGTTCATTCCAAGCCTGATTAACCTGCTTATCGAATTGCTCTGCAGACATTCCCCACGGCAAAAGGACATTCCCCATTCCGTTATAGTCATGCACGCCACCTGTGGCTACGTTAACAGCCTGTTTCCAGACATCATTGTCAATTTCGCCTGATACCACGCCTTTTTTCGCCATCACACCAGCGTAATAATCCTTTGCGATCTCGTATGCCATTGATGCCCCCTGAGCGTCACCAGCAAATGCATCCTTCACCATGTCAGAAAACTCAAGGCGAAGATCAGCATCTTTAGGCATCGGAATACCTTTCGCATCATCAGTACCTTTACGAGCCGCCGCGCCAGCAAGAATTGTCTGCGCAGCGGTTTCAGGAGACACGGAAACATCCGGATTAAACCAGTTTTTTTCTGCCAAAATACCACCAGGCTTATCCATCAGTATCCCGGCAACGGCAGCAGATGGAGCGTTGGTACTGATCTGCTGTAGTGCTGACATATACACCTGCCCACCACCAGTGCTCTGCCTGATGGTATCGAGATATGCTGCCTGTTGGGAAACTGGAGCATCACGAAAGAAAACACCGATCTGATTGGCCTCGTCTTTGGAAAAGAACGTCAGTGGAGTGCCATATGACTTAGCAAGGTCACTGACCTGAGCGGCACGCAAGGCAACGCTCTGTCCAAAGTTATCCTTATTGCTCATGTCGATAGGCTTTGCCTGTCCGGAGGCAAGAGAGAACTGCACAGGATCCGACTGCCGCTGCTTTATCACCTGATTTGCAGCCGAAACAACGTTGTCATAAAGAGCTGCGCGTGCCGCATAGCCCTCCCCTGTATCACCAGTATCCGGGCGTAATTGCTCAACATATGCTGTAATGCTGCTTGTCGGCATGTTGCGGAAAGAGCCTATATACTGTCCGGCGATCTGCGTATTCTTAAACTCGGTATATCGCAGGTTTCCTTCTCTGACTCCATAAGCTGCAATAAAATCATCCTCACCAGGTGGGTTAGGAAATTCAACGCCACGCATATATGCAGCTGTCGCATCGCGAACCTGGCTGTCAATCATCGTTTTATATTCAGCCTGCTGCTGCCGACGCAGTTGATCCGCCTGTCGCATAAAACTTGCCTGCGCCTCAGGAGATGCCGCATCGAATGCTGCATTACCGGTATAGCGTTTGGTGTTGGTTGGAATTGTTGATAAACCAAGTGCTGCACTGACACCAGCAGTTAACTGCTGATCACTGTATGGCTGGCTACCGTTCTCATGATGGATAATGGCTGCACAAAGCGCCTTCAGGGTATCAGGATTAGATGCATCGAGAGGATCATCAGCAGAAACGCCAAGTTGTTCGCACACTGCTTTGATATACGACATAGTATCATTTTTATCAGTAGGCGGTGCCCAGCGATTAATTATCTCGCTGACGGTATCAATACCCTGCCTCTGATACGACATCAGGTTTCGCCCTAATGCACGAATCCCGTGTTCAGGTGTTTCGAATTTAGCAAATCGACCATCATCACCGGTCTGGCCTACCCACGGATTAGTTTTGCTGTATTCGAGATTTCCTGGGTTATTGTTGCGTATGCCACGGGCACGCTCGGAAGAGTCACTATCTGCTACAGCACGGCGAGCTCCAGCAGCAGTATCACTTAACTCGCCATTACTTTGGATGAATGCGGTCGCATTGTTTGCCGACCACTGGGACAATGCGGCATCAGCAACCTTCTCTTTAAACTCGATTTTCTTGGCCTGGATTTGCTCGTCACTCCAGCCATGTGCAATGCCGTAATCCTCAATTTGCTGGAAAGTTTGCTTATTAGCCAATACATATGCGGCGTTGTCGCCATACAATGCTGCGGCATTTTTACCATTGTTCAGCAGCGTAGCCTGAAACTGGCCTTCTTCGTAGGCATTTATTTGTCCTATCTCGTGCCGCCCTGCCTGCGTAGTGAACTGAATGCGCTGCTGCTGCGCCTGCTGCATGAAAGCATTACGAGCCTGTTCATCCGGCAGCGACATAGCCAGTTGTTCGGCCTGAGCATCAAACTGCTGCGTATACTCCTGACCTTTTCCAATAGCATTTTTCCCTTTCAGGTTAAGCAAACCTGTTTCAGGGTTATTCAGCAGATCGCTGCTTATCTGACTGAGGTTAAGAGATGCCTCCTGAGCCAGAGCGATATTGGCACGCTGTTTTGCCTGACCAAAAACATCAATAGCCTCTGCCCCTGCCCGAACAAACGCATCACCAATACCTGGCTGAGAAAACGTCTGCAAGCCTGCTGACTGAACTCCACGGCTCTCAACCTGACGTCCGGATACTGTTGGTACGACTGGCATTATAATCCTCCGGGTAATCTGGTTCCTGCTGCTGCCCCGATTGGCGCAGGAGTGCTTTGAGTAAACGGACTCCACGTCCCACCAAACATCTGGTACGCACCGTATGCCTTCAGAGGCGCAGTGAGCAATGTTGTTGCTGCTCCCACATTCCCCTGTTTACGGGCTGAACTGGCTTCTGCTTTATAGTTGGCAGCCTGAACCTGATAACCGTAAGCCTCGCGTTGCGCGTTATTCACCGTCGTTAGCGAATCAAGAGCGCCAAACTGAGCAGTGTCACCAAATATATCCAGCGCGTTACCTGTAGATAAATCAGCGCCGGTAGCCCCCATTGTCGCCGCCTGTGTACCAAGCCGCTGTCGGGTCTCTCTGCGCCGTTGCTCAGCTTCAGCGTTACCTCTGTTTATTGCATCATTTGCCTGAGCTGTGGCTATATCTGCGTTCGCTTCTGCAACCTTCGAGGCATACTTTCCCTGTTGGTACTGGGTGTATGCCTGAATGCCACTCATGGCGAGCATTGCGCCACCAGCAATAACCGGATCGCACATTATTTTCTCTCCATGTGAAATCTGTGGAAATTAAGACCAAGAGCACCATAAGGCGCGGCTTCTTCAAGCCTGAATCCAAGCCAGTGCAGCCATGCTTTGGCAACATGGTTTCGCTCGTCGACGTAGTTTTCCAGGCGCGGATAAACTGCCAGCATCTGCTGCAATACAGGGCGGCAGTGGCGCAGAAATGTCTTCTGATATTTTTCAATACGGCTGGTTCCTACCAGCCAGGGCGTACCATTGCCACCGATCATTGACGCCGGAGATACACCAAACATGGTTACCAGTTCTCCGTTCGCGAACCCTGACCAGGCCATAGTCGCAGTGCGAAGACCAACGCGCAGCGCATCTTCGGTAGTCATCAGCGATACCGCATACAGTTCGTCAATATCAGCCTGACGAACATCCGGCAAAATCATCTGAAGATGCTCTTCGGTAGCGGGAATAATTTGAACATCGATCATCAGAATCCCCCAACAGTAAGGCGAGGAATAACGGCAAGAACAGACAGCGGCAACGGGTCAAGCTGACGGATTTTTACACGCCCGTTTTTGCCCCAGTTACTGTCCAGTTTCACTTCTACTTTTCCGGTAGCATCATCAACAGGATCATCGTAGAACTCGAATTCACGCTGTGGATATTCGTACCATTTACCGCCGGGCGTAGTCGCCCAGATGCCGCGACTGGCATTCACAACCAGAGTAACGGAGGGGATCACCTGTTTTTTGTCCAGCAGCGTTTCCTGTCCGTTAATGTTGATATCCAGTGTTTCGAATTCAGCAGTTATTGGCAGGCCGATGTGCACTACAGCCCCCGGAGATTCCAGCGTGACGGCACCTCCGGAAACCACTTTCTGTGGTTCCACGTTCGCATCAGAGAGAATGTTTACGGTCTGGCCTTCAAGATGAGACAGGCCTCCAAATGTCCGGCGCGCCATCTGCCAGTTCGTGGTGGCCACATTCCTGAGGGATGGCGGGACGTTCCTGTTAGCACGAACCACTACAGCGGTATTGCTGGTTACAGAAATAATGTCGCAACGTAATTCTTTTGACACTTCATCGCCAGTATCAGGATCAGTTCCGGTATAAGGGAACTGTAGTTGCGCACCGACATCACTACTGGTGAAGTACGCACCACCAGAAACACTGATTGTATATTCCGCGCGGTAATCCCATTCGCCAGAACCACCAGTGATTGTCATCGTTCTGTCAGACGTATTTCTTCCATCATAGCTAAGGCCAGAATCAACAAAGAAAGCGTCTTCATCGCTGGTAAATAAACGGCTGGACAGCCGTTCGATGTATCTCACTGTTTGCCCGTTAACGGTTCGGTTAACGACGAAATACACCGCATCTTCATTGCCTTCGCTGATACTGCATGTGCTTTCATATTTTCCGGTACTGGATTGTGGTGCCCATGCAAAAACCTGCTGATCACGCAAATAGGTCATCACCAGTAATTTACCGTCATCACGAATGCAGAAGGCACTGGAGTAAGGGACAATCGAGAAGCACCAGTCAACAATGCTGTGCTTCTGAAAAAGATGATTGGCAAGGATAGTAAGGTCGTTCCCCTGATAGCCGTCAACATCGAATGAATAGGCCAGATCACGGACAACACTGCCTTTCTCCTGGACGAACAGAGCAATATTCGCCACAGCAATTGGTGGGACGTTGCTTGAGCCATTTGATCCCTGAGAGCTGAATGCAAATGATGATGGGGTTAACACTTTGTTCTGGTCGCCGGTGATGACGTACTCACCTCCGGAAGTCAGCGCCACCAGCGAACCAACATCAATCAGGTGGCGGATCTCATTAACCTGACGCCCGGCATAGGTGTAGATAATTCTGTCGTCATCCTGCGTAGGATTGCTTTTGCCAAAATCCTTATAATCCCCGGTACGGCTGGCCCAGATAGTCTGAGGGAACGCAGTCGATGCGGCGAAGTAAAGACGTTGTTGATAATAAACAACAGTGCCAGGATAACCATTAACACTGTTCCAGGCATATTTAGCCCATTTATAGCTGGCATTATCCTCGCCAACGACCTGCGAAGGGATATAGGAAATCACCTCGGCAGTTGCAGTAGTGCCGTTTACAGCAGTGATACGGGCAATGCCAAACCCACTGTGCAGATACTCCCACTCAATGCCAGTATCATCATCACCGGATCCGCCCCAGCCATCCCATGATGTGCCTTCTGTATGCGAAGGGCGCAAAGTGCCTGTTTTGCCTGCTGTAACGGCGCGATAGTAGTTACTGTCTGCACGGCGAATATCGCCAATCGACGTACTCTTACTGGTTTCCCATACCGGCACTGAATCCACTGCAGGCTGTTCCAGATAGAACAATTTGCCTACCTGCTCCGCGCCAAAAATAGAGGCGCTTGCCGTTAACGTAATTGTCCCGGTGCTGGCGCTGGCATAAACCGTCACTGACTCGTCAATATTGATATCTTCAAATGGCCCGTTCTTCGTTACCACATCAACCAGTTGCCAGTTGTCATGAGCATATCGGCGCAACTCTTTCGGCGGGTATGCCGGGTGAACCAGCGTAAGCACGTCGGCGCTTTGCGTGAATTTAATTCGGAACAGATCGGCTTCAGTATATGGCGTGGCAATTTCATAAATAACATTGCTGCTGTTCAGCACCAACGCACCATCTTTGATAACGCGCATGTACAGGTGTCCGAACTCCAGAGCATAGGTCTGAACCGTCGAGAACTGGAACGGGATCAGGCGACATTTCCGATTTGGGTATTTTGCGGCACCGACAAAACGCGTACCAGGTCGATTCTCAACACCCCCATACTGCCGCACGATAAAGTTATCGCACTTGCGCAATGCCACCTGGTACTTCGCCATGTCGATACGACCGTACAACGACGGTCCAATCTCACCACCGGCAAAGCTGGGCTGGATCCAACTGATAGCCATCAGGACAACCTCGCAATGGTAAACTCGTCAACCGGTGGCTGTGGTTCCTGTGATTCATTCTGGCTATGCGAGCCAGCACTAAGAATCACGCGATTGTACATATTGAGGGCAAACGTACCGAGGTCTGCATTCCCAGTCAGCGCCATGTTAATAGCTGCCGCAAGACGCCAGGCCAACGCCTCCATAAAAATGGCATCAAACATGTTCACATCTGAAACGCGAGAGACATACTTGAGCCATGCCTGCGGCTGGTCTGTGTAGATCAACTTTCCTGTTCCGTTGGTGTCTGCACCAACTTCGTACTGAACGCGCATTGCTGCTGTTGGATTGCGTACACCAGGAAGCATAATTTCAGTAATGCGCAGACAATCGGACGGGTACTGATACGCATATTCCCAGTCAGGCGGTGGATTGCTCGTATTTGCAAGCGCCACGCGTTTGGTAGCAAAGTTCCAGTCAAAATCAGAAAGCACAGCATCACGGCAGGCCTCAAAGTGCAGCGAACATTCCCCCGCTTCCTTGCTGGCTTCCGTCAGGCTGTTAATGCTGCGGCTGTTGCCAATATTGGACAGCGCACGATTGCAGATCTCTACTACAGAGGCCATTACTCACCCCCATTGCCGTACAGGGTTTCAGCCGCTGATTTTTCTACATCCCCGGAAACAGGAGCGATCGCCATATCAGTGATCTGCAGATCGGCGCTGCGATTAACACCATCGTCAGTTTCTCTGGCAGACAGGCCTCGAATAACAGCCTTTGCAGTTATCATCACTTCTGTTCCGACGCCCTGAGGTTGCGCCTTCAGCTTATTCAATGTGTCGTTATTAAGAGTGATGCACAGCCCCCACGGGTATTCATCGCGAGTTCTGGTTTCTCCGCTCTCATCCTGGTAGCTGTCAGTGCCGGTTTTGAGGTTTACGAGTTCCATATACACTCCTGCAATAAAGGGGCCGAAGCCCCTTGTCTGATCCGCGAGGCTTACACGCCCAGTTCTTTACGCTTATCTGCGATCTTCTCGCGGAGCGTTTCAGCTTTGGCGTTATGGTGTGGCTTCTCGTTAAAGAGCAATTCGTACTCTTCACGGAGCTTATCCAGTTCACCATCATCTGACACATCGTTGATGATTTTGGTGCTGGTTGCTGCCATTGACACCTTTCCTGCAACTTTTGCTTTTGCCTGTCTGGCTGCATCGTTAACAGGTTCCAGTGCGCTACCAGGCTCACCTTCGTATTCGATTTCTGCCCCCTCCGGCCACAGTGTGTTATGGATATGAGAGAGGCGCAGAACGCGGTATCTTGGTTTCTCACCTGACATCGATATCACCTTAACCAGTTACTTTTGAGCGGATCGGATACGGCGTATTGGCATCAACATCAAGACTGATACCAGCAGTGAATTCGCCAGCCGTTAGCGGGCCAGTTGCGACGGAGTAGTTAACACGCAGATATCGCTGAACACCGGCAGGCACCTTTGCAGAAACAACTCGTTTACCTGCTGTCAGGGCGGTCTTTGCCAGTGCACCACTATCATAAATAGTGGTCCATGAGCTGTTATCCTCACTCGTCTGCAACTGGATGTTTACAGTTGCATCACCGCTTGCTGCGGCGGCTGTGTTAACCAGCGCCCAAAACTCAAGCGGGTAACCCACGCCGATATCACGACGTTTTCCGTCAATTGGACCGAGATCGATTACGTCAGTAGAAGCCGCGGTATTCGTAACCGCCTGAGCTTCGGAGAACATCAACAGTTTGTCGGTGATCATCTTCTTTCTCCATTAGTGGGTCTGTTACGACCCACAGGTTAATAACAGGCGTTACACCACGCGGGCTTCTGTTTCCAGAAGCGCATCAGTTTCACGGATTGGTACACCACGGAATGAAGTCCACCACTCGCCTTCTGTCTCTTTTACGCTGATCGCCAGAGATGTTTTCTCCAGAGATTGCAGATCAAGAGCCTGGCCTACAGTGCGGTTCATGTAGAACACCGGGCGACCCATTCCACGGTTTGGAATGCGATGCAGTGCTTTAACCATCAACTTCGCAATATTTGCGGCAGAGGAAGGTTCTGAAAGATTGCTGACATCGATGTTTGCAATGCGAACAACATAACGCCAGTCACGCAGAGCAAGTCCGTTGTCCCATTTGTAATGGGTGCGATAGCCTTCGTACTTGCCGCCATTAGCATCTTCCAGTGTCACCTGGCCTTTATCTTCCATCTGGATGCCAGCCTTCTGCCCTTTCGGGAAGATGCCATGCACGGTGTTTTCGCCCCACACCACTAACCAGATTGAGGTGTTATCTGTACCCGTGCCACCAGCATCAATGATGTTCTGAGCATTACCCGCAGACAGGCTGGAATAGCGGGAGGACAGTCCCATAAACTGCTGAGGGTTAACGCTGGAATCACCATAAAACAGCGTCTGCGCCATCTGCTGATTCATCGCTTCAATAAATGCGCGGTCTTCAGACAGGCGGAATTCAGCGGTATTGCCGTTCAGATCAGCCAGTGACTTATCGACTTCAGCATAGGTTTCCAGCATGCCAACGGAATCGGTTACCTGCACTGTGGTTGATTTGCTTGGCTGTACGCCATAGTTCAGCAAACGCCAGGTAGCTGAAGGTAAACCAGAACGAATGGTGGTTCGGTGTCCGGTAGGAAGGTTCCCTTCGACAAAAGGCATATCCTGAAGGATCGGGTTAGTTTGACCGAGAAGCTCGATAATCTTATCGACTTTCCCGTTTGGATCGACGCGCTTACCCCAGTCAGCCAGCGTTAGCGCAGTTAAGCCTTTAACAGCCATTGTCATTTCCTCTCTTATTTGCCATAGAGCACTTCGGCCGCACTACGCTGGCCTTCATTACCACCGGTGACCATGCCATCTTCAGACATCGCCTTTCCGATTTTCACGAACGTTTTGACCAGATCAGGGTGATTACCCAGCCCGGTGGTGTTCAGATATTCTTTGAGTTCAGGTGTCCCGAACTGGTCAAGCGCACGCTGTGCGGCGCTAAGGTTAGAAATCAACTTGTCGCCACCGATTTCTTTGTCAGCTTTTACATCCGCAGCCCACTGCTCGGTTGTTTTCTGCCAGGCTTCTGCCTGGCGCTGCTGAACACCTGCCAGAATCTTCGGATAAGCATCAACCAGCTTTTGCGCTTGCTCGTTGGTCAGGTTAAGTTCTCGCGCCACCGGCTCGAATTCCTTCAACGCTTCTGTATCCAGCTCTACGCCTTCGGCAGCCTGAAACTCGTACTTCTCAGGCGCACCCTCTGGTTTATCGCCGTCCTTTTTTTCATCCTGCTTATCGTTTTCAGGCTTTTTGTCATCAGCAGGTTTATCGCCATCAGCAACAGGTTGTGGCTTATCACCTTCCTGTTGTGATGGATCACCAACTGGAGCAGGGTTATCACCTGCAGGCGCTGACGGTTCTGACGCAGCCGGAGCTGCTCCACCATCGACTGGTTGCTCATTGTAAAGACGGCGATACAGCAAACGCTCAAATAAATTCATGATCACTCCTGTTCACTGGCCTCTTTGGCCATCTTCAAATACTGTTCAGGGCAATGCGCCATAACGCGCTGAAACAGTTCCAGCGCCAGATTGCGTTGCCCCTCATTAAATGCCATTGCCATAGCGTCCATCGGTGAGATAGCGGAAAACACACGGCCTTTCTCCAGCACAGACCAGACAACGCGACGCCCCTGTTCACTGCTCATGACAAAGCAAATGTCATCAATTTCACGCTGTGCCATGTCACGTTGCTTACGGGCGTTTTCTTCTTTCAGTTGATCGTCTTCGTAATCTGTCATTGTGATTGCCCACCCTGACCACTAACTGCATTCGCCATAGCTGACAACACACTCGGATCCGAAGTTTTAGCTTCGCTTAGCGTCTTGGCCCCCTGTGCCGCCGCCATCCCCATCGCCATCATTTGTTGCTGCTGTTGTTGCTGTGCCCGTTGCTGGCGAGCCTGCTCAACCTGTTCCTGCGGAACAATGACGGTTGGAGACACTCCGGACATATCAGCGAATGCATCGATCGCCTGATCAACGTTGAGTTTGTCGAGAGCTTCTGGTTTCGCTTGCGCAAGTTGACCAATGAAGTTAACCGTGGACGCCAGACTGGACAGGCCGATAGACTTCTGCGCCTGAGCCATGACGGAAATGTATTCGACCTTCAGGGGCATACCTTCCATCGCGTCAGGCGGTGGCGGCAGCATGTTTTTACGCACCATCATCGAGAAAGCGCGGTCAATGAGAGGGTTAAGACATTCGTCGTTCAGACGCTCCAGAACCGGCCCCAACATCAGAAGCTTTTCTTCTTTCATTTCGATCACTGCTTCAACAGGCATCGAGCGGGTATTGATGTTCTGCAACATCATGAACAGATCGACAAAGTAGGCGCTGTTAATGATTTGGCGGGTGTCCTGAATGTCTGCTACCAGATCTGCTGTACTGGGGTTAACCAGATAAGCAGGCCTGAAACCATCCTGACCAGTAATCTGATCGATATACGTGATGTCGCCAGGAAGAAGGGAGGCGCGCTGATTCTTGAGGGAAGTCGGAGCAACCATCGGCGGATTGGTGGCTTTATCAATCAACTGCGACTTGCGCTTCTGGAGAAGCTGCAATGCCTTAACAGGTCCAAGCGCCAGCATACCCGGGCATGATGATCCATAAACATCTTCGCCATTAACTTCCCAGCGCGGAGCCATAATTGGAAACTCATCAAATCCGGACTCACGCAACAACTTGTCGTTATCGCCACCAACCTCGTAATAAACCGATTTGAATGGCTTGTTCTTGCTATCCAGCTTCGATGTATCGCGGTCAATGTTCGGGTAAACCGAATGCATCACGTCAATCCACTTCTCGTAGGTGCCGCTTTCCCACATGCTTTTTACGGATTCGCTGACGTTATTTAGCCCGAACTCCTGAACAAGCTGACGAACAGTCATAGAGAACTTGCGAAAACAGGTGTCCACACTGCCACGAGGTGAGTTAGCCAGGTAGTAACTGCCTATCGGGAATGGCATTGTGCGAATGATGTCCTCGTCATCCTCCAGCACCGCCATTGCACCAGTGCTGTATGTGCCGAGGCTTCCGTATAACTGCGGAAGAGACTGGTAGAGATTCGACTTATTGAACATATCGTTCATGCGGTTCTGCACCGCCTCGAGCCACAACTTAACAGGACCATAATCCATCATTTCAGGATCTGGCGTAGCCAGGCGAAACCACGGACGCGCAGGGCTTGTGATGCCTGACATCATGCCGCTGGCGAGAGTGCGCGCCGCCATAGTCCCGGTAGAATCAATAATGCGTGTATTGCGTCGATCGTTACGGTTGACCTCAGAAGTCAGAAAGCGGGAACCACGCGGGTTGATGTAATCACTCAACTCGCGCCAGTGCGGCTCGAACGACTGACGCTCGCTTTCAAGTTGTGCGAACTGTTTGTTCAATCGCTCTTTAGTTGTTTCCGCCATTTCAATGACTCCGGTTACTGACCAAGCAGCGTTTTACCGCTGGTATTAGCGGTTGATGTGTCGCCCTGAGAACCGGTAAGCAGCGTAGAACTACGACCAGCAGCAGCGCGACGGCGACGTGTTTCTTCGTCGCGGGCATCAACAACGGCGGCATCCTGCTCCTGTGGTGCTGCCTGAACTTCTGGTGTTGCAGGCACTGATGGTGAGCTACCCATGCACATATCAATGACTCCGTACGCAATTAAATTATTACCAATTTAACCACATATGATTTATTTATCGTAGAAGGTTGACATTTAACGCGTGAATTATTACCTTTCAGGTAACCAAAGAGCTCATTCTGGTTACTAACCTGACTGGCTTGTCGTTAAATTAAACAGGTGGAGTGAGCTTTTATTTTGAGCAGTACGGCGTATGGCACATGCGCCGATAGCGGTCTGGATACGTTTAAGGGGCACCCTCCCTTGCTCGGGCAAACGAACCAGGTAGCCGGAATGTGCAAGTCGAGCGGTTTTATTCCGCGCACGGGGATTCACCATCCCGGCGATTCGGTGTGACGCCTCGGAAGAGACGAGGGTACAACGATGAGAGCATTTATGGAGCCGCGACAAAGTGTGGCGCCTTAACAGGCTAAGTGCTCTCAGCGTTGTGGCATTAGCTCAGTTGGACAGAGCAACCGCCTTCTAAGCGGTTTGTCGCAGGTTCGAATCCTGCATGCCACGCCAGAATCACGCCTAAGGACCGTGATGCCAGAAGTTCCAGGTGCTTGGCGGTGATGGTTTCCCTTGAAGGACTATCACCGCCCTTTTTACAGCAGGACGCCATTGCGATGACTTCATGCTGTAAACCAGTACAGCCACGGAAGGCATAACTCATTGCTTCCAGTTCGCCCGGTTCGCCGGGCATTTTTTTAAGGTGAGATTATGAACGACCAGCAAATCGAAAAAGAAATCGTTGAGAAAGGCAAAACAGCACCTCGTGTTACCCCGGAACGCATTGAAGCTGTTATCTCAGGCGAGTTTTACTTTACCGGCGCGGATGGGTATCGCAGCTCACCGTTGTGGCTGAAGCAGGAAGAGCCTGAACCGGCCCCGCAATCACTCGAACTGCTGACTTTCTGCGTACTGGTGCTGAAGAATGGCTTCACCGTCACCGGAGATAGTGCCTGTGCAAGTCCGGAAAATTTTGATGCAGAAATTGGTCGGAAGATTGCCCGGCAGAATGCTGTAAACAAAATCTGGATGCTCGAAGGTTACTTGCTGAAGCAGAAGCTAAGCGAGCAATAACACCGTGACATGTCACAAACAGCCAGCCGATGAGCTGGCTTTGTTTTATCCTCACCAGAGGATATCAACGACATTATCCCCACCAGCGGATTAAGCATAGGGATCGTAATCTGTGATGGCCTTGCCTTTCTGGTTCTGCTGCCCGGGAATTCGCAGACGCTTCGACACAGGGAAAGCAAACGTCAGCAGTAGCGCATCGCCTTTACCCGGCGAACGCCCAAGCCGCTCCTTGATATCTTCCTTCGGTTCGATAACGATTTTACCGTCCACGCGAACTTTGTACTCTGCCGCCGACAGGTCGTCCGCTGTTTCCTGGTCATCCAGCATGCCGCCCAGCCTCAGCCATGTCTTGCATGAGTTGAACATCTCCCCACGCTTGTTAAGCATCTGCGGGTCAGTAGACGCGCCACCGAACGGAACAAGTTGCCATGTACGCCCCCAACCGTCACCGATTGACTTCAGACCGGTACCGTAACCGAAGTCGATGAACACCGCGTCAGCCTGGTACTGGTCTTCAAAGTCAGCGATACGCTTCGCCATAATCAGATCGTCGGTGGTCTTGTTACCAGTCCATAGCACCTTACTGTGCAGCCCCTGCCGCAGGTATATCACCGCGTCATCAACGCCTGAATATGCCGGGTCAACACCGATTATCACCGGAGCATGCGCCACCTGCGCAGCGGTTACCACCCGTTTCATTGCCTCATCAGTAAGACCGGTAGGGATAAACTGCAATTCAGATGCATCAGGGAATATGCCGCGCACACGGATTTTAACGAAGTCGCTGTCTTCCCCGTAGTCATCAACCCATTTCTGCAACTGCTGTTTGTTAGTGCCTTCCACCGTCCGGCTGTCAATCTGCGCAGTTTTCCAGCGGTGTTTATATTTGCGGAAACATTCACGGAATCGCCCGGTATTACGCGTCGGGTTTCCGAACGCCACCCAGATAATCTCAGTGTCTTCGTCCGTTAGCGCACCTTCGGCAACTTCCCACACCAGATCCGCAATGTTCGACGCTTCATCGAATACCACGATGATGCGTTTGCGCTCGTTGTGTAGTCCGGCGAATGCCTCAGTGTTGTGCTCAGACCAGGGGATTGCGTCAGCTCGCCACCGCTTGTCGTGCCCAGGATCATTGCTGTACATCGCGGTAGCGGTACAGGTAAACCAGTCTTTCGTGATAGCAAGGTTCGACCACTTGATAATTTCCGGCCAGGTCTTCGTTCGTAGCTGGTTGTCGGTGTTGGCGGTCACCACGACCTTACAATCCTCGCAAGTGGACATGCCCCAGTTGATCAGCATTGAGATGAATGCGGATTTACCAATACCGTGACCAGAAGCGCGTGCCAACATAAGCGGCTGATAGCGCGTCTCTGGATTCTGCAGGTGATCACGTATCTCTCGGAACGCATCAGCCTGCCACTGACGTGGGCCGGTAGCATGTGCCAGTTCAGTCCCCTCTTCCCCCCACGGGAACGCATAGAGGGCATAGCCAAGCGGATCGTGAGTGAACCCTGCAATATCCTCGATTAACTGCTCTTCAGGAGATAACGCTGTATCTGTCACTGATTACCATCCTGACGTTCTTTGAGTCGCTTCCTGGCTGCTGCTATGCGATCAGCAATTGTCACATTCACATTAACATCCAGGCGTTCTTTGAATGCGTTGACATCAACATGCTTACCAATCAGCTCAAGGTTCTTCACCTTGTCAGGCCATTTAATTTTTTTGAGGATTGTCTCTATCGAATCCTCGTTCATGTTCATGATGGTCGATGACAGATCAAAGCCACTAAGCGTAGTGCGCCAGATTTTCGGCCACTCACGGATTGGTTTAAGGCTCCCATCGTCGTTGAGGATGTCGATCACGTCCATCTGGTCGATCTCCACCAGGCGCATGAGAACGTAATCAGCACTGACGCGCATTCGTTTGTTGCGCTCTTCCATCAGCTCGGCAATCCGTTTTTGAATGCGTTCATCGCGCATCATGACACTGGCTTTAACTGCCGCTGTATTTGGGGAGAATCCTGCGTTAATCGCTGCCTGAGTCTGGTTTTCAGGCGTTTTGATGTATGACTGGCAATAAGCCTCCTGCATTGCTGTTAGTGGCTTAAATTGCGTTGATTTGCGTTTATAGGTTTTAGGTTCAGCAGGCATCATAACCACCGTGGTAATAGTTACCGTTGTGGTAATAGTACCATGCAAAATAAAGCCGCCATAGTTGGCGGCAGTATTCAAAGTCCATCAAATTCATCGTAAAAACTCTCGTCAAGATACCCTTCCCATTTACCGCGAATGAAAATTACATCCTCGCCGCAAGGGTGCTGACTGTCGATAACTATATCCCTCCTGGCGCAACCATACTTATGCATGAGAAATTTAACCTCTTTCGGAAAATTTGCTGAGTTATCTCTCATATCTTCAAGGTCGTAGCGTATTTTTGGCATAACACCTTCGTGACATGTCACACTATTAATTTCGTTTCATGCCAGCCTTTAGTCACCCAGCATTGCGAGTCACCATTACACGGGCATGAATTAACTGGAACTCTCTCGCCGCACTTACCGCAACGTTTTCTGCTGATCGATTTTATACGCCCGCGCACGCGTGCATCATCCTGGCGGATCAGTAACGCTATATACTCACCAAATTCGTAAGGCGCACGCCCGGGGCGACGCGCGGCACAGTTACGCTCCAGCATTTCAATTTCCTGAGCATCAAGCACAATCTCCAGCTTACGCACACCAGATGCAGCTTGTCTGGCTCTCTGAGCGGCTTTGCGCTCTGCTGCTGATTTAGCCATCAATATTCACCTTTATCGCGAACACCTTTACCGGTTTATCTCCGAAGTGCGGATGTGTGATTGTCTTGATTTCATATCCGTCATACGGAACATCAATTCTACGGCTGGAATCGTCGCGCTTCGGATATCCCTTTGTGATAATCAGGCGGTCATACTTACGGTTAACGAGGCGCTTATTCCAGTAGTCATTACACAGGCGATACTCTTCCGTTTTCTCGCCTGACTTCATCTGGTCGAAATATTCACCGTTAACTGCCAGTTGCAGGTTAGCCACGGTTAACCTCCTGCGGCGGTTCCGGTAGCGGCATCCAGTGTGACGGTTTCCACGACGCACCAGGAATTATCCACCCATCATTAGCGTCAGGATGCCCCGGGATGTAAGTCGCCCATTTCATTCGCCAGTCACCTTTCCTGTCAAACTCCACGGCAACAAGAACGGCTGTTTTGGTATCCGGCATTCGCTCACTACAGCTTATCCAACTATCCGGAGTTACCGGAGAGTTGCCAGCCAGTCTACGCAAAACAGCCTTAACAGCCTCAATACGGTCATCATCGCAATTTTCCAGCGTATCTATGCGGTCGAGCATGATGATGGCGTTATCAATATCAGGATTGCCAGTCCACTCATTACCGCGATTGGATTCGGCAGCCTGGTTGCCAGATGCTGGCTGATTGTCGGCTTGGCTATAGCTAACAGCACGGCAGGCATCCTCTACGTTCTTCACTGCATCTGCGCAGTAGTTATAGCGATTGCATTCCACTAACTTCTGCTTGAGATTTTCAATTGCTTGCGCGACATCAGCCTGTATTGGCGGAACGGCTGTTTGCTCTCGAACGTCATTAGTCGCTATCGGTTCTGCTGCCAACTGACTGGCATATTTGTTAATGGTAACGATAAGCTCTTGCTCAGCCTCATCCAGACAATCACCGATACCTCGCCTGTCACCGTCAAAATCATCGAAATCGGCACGAATCCTGGCAACCTTCAGGATTGCGGACAACACCTCACTAGGAATTGCCGGATAGTTGGTTGACGTTTCCGCGATTTCCCGAAAATTATTGGTTGACGAATTCTTGTTTTCCCGAAAGTTTCCGGACTGAAGCATGGCGGCGCGGCAGGCGTTCCATATTTCGGCAGCAATATCGCGCTCGCTATCGGTTAATTTGTACGTTGAAACATAGCCAGAGAGCATTTCTACGTTTTCCGGAGTTGCTTCTTCAGGCACTACCGGTGCTGGAGGGGCGGCGTAAATGCCCTCTATCACTAAATGTTTGCGCTCAAAATCATCTGGCTCTCGATGATATACGTAACTCCAATCACCAAGGTTATCATTGCGCCTGCAACGGAAACCTATCGGCTCTGCTTCCAGCGATGCCAACGCGATACGCGCCAGTTCCCTAAGATTTTCGCTATATGGTGAAGTATTATCACGGTTGATTACGTGATTAGCTGTATCTATGAGAACTTGCTTTTGTTCTTCTCTGGTCATAGTGGTCATATCACATCACCCTGAAGCCGTTGCATTTACGTAAGAAATCGCAGATATAGCCCTTCATTTTTTCATGCCAATCTCGATCATTCCCATTGCACCAACCATCAGGTGGAGTCCAGTTTTCTATCAGAGCAGCCATTTTCTTTGCTTTCGCCGGAGTAGCTGTTGCGGTATCGCAGTAATGACGAGTGTCAACCAACGTATCCATACCATCGATATCAAGTACGCAAAACCATGTGTGATTCGGCATTTCAACAGATGGTATTTGTTGCCCGCGTCGACGTTTATCAATAAGACATACAGTCACTGGTTGCCTCCTTTGCGAAGCTGGGCAGCAAAGTCAACTAACCACTCAGTCATTTCAACCTTCCCTACCAGGTCTGAACCAGGGTGCATACAGCAATCACTCTGCGCCGCTTTGAAATCCTTATACTCATATTCTTGGGCCACCAGATTTTTTGCAGCTTCTATAGCAGCATCCACCCCCTGCGCTCGTACTTCAGCCAGAAAAGCATCGGTGGCTGGGGTGTCTGATTGCATAGACTTTGCGCGATAGTCATTCCACCCTCTTGCATACATGGGATTAACTTGCACTCCATCTTTTACACAATATGCCTGCCCTCCACGGTTGATAACCTTGATTTCGTCCATAGCGCCAGACTTCAGCCCCGCATTCTCCGCCGCCAGCACCGAAAACTTCTCGTGCGCCAACTTAACAGCCGAATCAGCCTGCTTAATTGACTCAATCGCTTTCTGCTGGTCTTCGGCCAGCGCATTAGCACGCACCAGTTGCACTTCCAGTTGCGTTGCCAAATCGCTGATCAGCTTTGCCACACTGCGCATATCAACGGCACCACATTCTGCGTTCAGTTCCGAAGCCATCTCATGCCCGGCGGCAACTAACCCTTTGATATTACTTTCCATCTTTACCCTCGCTTATCCACATAACTTATTGATTACATTGATAACTAAAAAGATCGTCGATTCAGAACTCTTCGATGTTCCAGCCGCCACCTGCTTTCTTTGGTTTAACCGTTACCCCGATGATTCGGAACGGATACTGATCTGCGGCGACTTTGGTTTTCACCCTGGCGTCGTCGGTCCAGAAACCTTTCACTTCGTGCAGTTCCATCTCTCCGGTGGCGAGCATCACAGCGAAATCTGGCGTATAGAACGTGTTGTCAGCTAACCGCAGCTTGATACCCTCGAATCGATACCAGGCGATTTCCCCTGCACGTTTACGCAGCTCAAGGTGCTGGCAATACGCAGATTCTGTTTTGTTCATCTGGCCTGTTTTGAGTCGACCAAGAGCCTGTATCTGTTTTCTCATGATTTACCTCTAAGGTAATTAAAAACCACATAAGACACGAAATCAATAGATCTAAGAACATTTTGTTACCTATTGGGTAACTATTGAGGCGTAAAAAAATGCGCTATCGCGCTGGTATTACTTGATAAATCCTGCTGCCTTTCCTCGCCTGTATTCCTCCATCAGCCACTGCGCCGGTGTTATTCCCCCCAGGGTGGCGGCGTTAGGCATGCACCCGAAACTTCGCCCTGGTGGATGGTAAACGTCTCTCCCTGTGTCCGGAGGTGTACTCATGGGTTCTGGCTTTGCCTGTATGCTGATCACCGGATCGGGTATCTGCTGTCCGGAAGCCACCTTTTTCGCCCAATCATCGAGCAACCTGCGCGCGTGTTTCTCAACCTCAATCTCGCTAAGCTGGCGCTGATACATTGCACGGCGGGTATCACATACGACCCAGTACATAACCGGATGCCGCCACGGGAATCTTTCGGGACCACCAGGATATAAACTTTTTTCCTTGCTGTACCGGTGAAACTCCGCCATCACATCGTCAATGGTGACGCCAAGAACCATCTTGCTGTCTTTACACCACTTGATGAATTGCCCTGGCGACGGCCAGAACGGAGACTCACTGGCGCGAGCGTGGCGCATACCAGCAGAAACCTGTTCACGGGTTCGGATCCCACCTTCGGCAAACGCAGCAATCCACTGCTGTTTTGCAGCAACTTCCTGCTCTGGCGTCTTCAGGTTGGTTACCACTGCCGCCGGAAACAGTTGTTTCAGCTGTTTGAAAAGGGCATCAACAAGCCTCTCTGCTGACATGTTCACCACATTGTCATTGTTGACGTACTGATGCTCATAACCTGACATGCGAGAAAGGGCTTCTCCGTCACGGTTTTGTATCGCGGTAAAAACGTTGTTCACAAGAAATCCTCCCATGCTTCAGGGCTGTTCCAGTGCGGAACGTTGTTATCAGGTAATGTTGATTGCTTCTGTCTGCTAATCTGCAGCCGCCTTGCCAGCTTCTGCTCCCACTGTGCCTGATGGTATGCCTTACCCTCAGCCATCCAGTAAATTCTGAACTCTGCAAGTTCCTGTGCCGTTGGCAGACTGTCCAGGTAGATCCCCTGCAATGAGCTTTTCCGAAGAAAGTCATCTGATGGCTGCCATTGTTCATGCATGACAAATTTGCCTAATTGCCCTGGCCCACCAGGAGGAACAAAGTTATTCATCACGGCGTTGTTTGCGCCGGGGTCATGAGGCACAGAACCTCGGGTTTTTGTCCTGCTCTCCCTCTCTTGGTTAAATGACTGGTTATATGACTGGTTCTGGATCCCGTTTTTGGGATCATTCAACATCCCGTTTTTGGGATCATTCAACATCCCGTTTTTGGGTATATTCCCGTTTTCGGTAACATTACCGTTTTCGGGTTCATTGCCCCCCTCCCGGTTGCCTTTAATGTTCCCGTTTTTGGTTATATTAAGAGAGAAAACCCGCACTCTTTTTGTCGCTCCCTTTCTCTCTCCGGTATCTGAAATAAGCCCCATTTTCATGAGCGATATAAGCCCGGCCTGCACGGTTTTTTTATTCAGGCAAGTGTCTTTAACGAGGCGTTCTATGCTGGGGTAGCAGAGGTTATATTCATCGGCTCTGTCAGCCATCGAGAGCAGTATGAGCTTTAATGACGAGCTACCTGGATCTGTCTCCCAGGCCCAATCTGTTGCATGTCTGCTCATGATTAATCTCCGCTATCAGCTTGAATGTTGTGGGGAGGAATTAATCATGATCTGCTTAATCTCTGCCCTGATACGACGGTTTGATTCCATGGTGCACTCAACACAGTGTCCGTTGTAAACCCAGCGTTCACTGTCATGTCCGTGCTTACATGTTTTTCCGGTGTAGTAGCGTTTAAGTCCGCGCTTTGCGGCATCAATACGTGTAATGATTTCCATGGTAAGCCCTGTTATTAGTATTGGGATTACGGTCATTTTGTGCTGACACAAAAAAAAGATCAACCATATTTGGTTTTTTATTACCTTTGAGGTACGAATAGATATGAAAAGACCGCCGGGTGGCGGTCTACAGAGGGTTGTAGCTGGATATCATGAGTAGAAGAAGTATGCCAGTTCTGCTTTTGAGCGCAGCCATTGTCTTGTTTTACAGGCTTTAAAAAGCCCATTCATCAATACTTTACCTGGCATTTTGCGCTTACCTGTTAAGTGAGTCTGGATATAGTGACTCGTCGTTCCGGCTTCCTGTGCGAAGGCTTCACGCTCATCCGGAGTAAGTGCAAGCCAGTGCTTTTTGAAATCGAAATGTCCGTTATCGCTCATAGCTATTGCCTGATATTTATTTCAGATAATAAATATTCACCCATAAGGTAACAAAAATCAAGGATAGTTACCCATGAGGTGCATTTACCTGTTGGGTAATATTGCTTTAAATTGAATCATCTACTGATTCATATATGAGGCGATTTTCCAGAAAATGAAAAGTATCCAGGACGTCCGCAGGCAAAATCTCAACGACTTGATCGACCGTGAATTCAATGGTGTTCAGACGCGGATGGCTGAAAAACTTGGAACTCAGGCAAATCTGGTAAACCGCTGGGCTCTTGGTAAGAAGGTTATCGGCGATCAGGTTGCGCGAAAAATTGAAGCTGCCGCCAATAAACCCCGTAACTGGCTTGATATCGATCGCTCGCTTTCTCAGGAAGGTTTTCAGCCTGTCGGCCCAAGCGACATTGGTCAGCTGGCAGCTCACAACCTGGAACGCTGGATGAGTGAAAGCCGCGACCTTTCAACTCAGGGAAAACTTCACCGCGCATCCGGCGTCGCCCAGGTGACAATAAGCCGCCTGTTAAACAATGAGGTCAGCGTTTCCATTTCCACCCTGGAGAATGTTGCATCTGCATTCGGGCGTCACGGATATGAACTACTGATTCATCCGCATGACCCTGCAACTATCAACTATGACCGCTCGCGCTACGCATTGTTACCTGAAACAGAGAAGGCAAAGATCGAAAGTTACATTGAATTTGTCATCAACCAGAACGAAAAAAACAAACAATAAAATCATATTTTTCAGTAAGTAAGCCGCCTTATGGCGGCTTTTTTATTGCCTGTTCGATTACCTAACGGGTAATTTTTTTAACTCATATCTATTGACATCAAACCAGATACGCATAATTATTACCTCAACGGTAACATACCGAGGTAACAAGTTATGCAGTGGAAAATCATCAACGGTTGGTACTGCGTTACTGCATGCGGATTCATGAGCTGGAAGTTCCGCACCTTACAGGAAGGCATTAAGTGGGCTTTCGTCAGCAAAGAAGCTCGCGATGTAGCCAACGATAACGAGATATGGGAGGGCTGATAATGAACGTTAATCAGCAGAAAAATCTTCAAAAAATCATGCTGGCATTCGACAAGGACTACCGCCTGTCAGAACAGCTATATGACCGACAAGTTGAACTGATTGAGAGCATCCGACTTCATCAACTGGCCTCAACTTTTGACGCTGTAACAGGCAAAGGAGTTCGCCAGGAAGTGCTGGAGGCAGCTAAAGACAGCCCTGAGTTCGAAGAACTTATGGATGCCTACCGGCGCGAGGCAATGGCAATTATCGCCCGCTGGGATCTGGCGGATCGGATTGATGGGCAGAGGGAAGCGGCATGAAACCGGGAATTTATTTCGACATCAGCAACGAAGACTACCACGCCGG